GAAACCAATCTAGGAAAGCTCACAACGGACATAAAGCGTAGAGTTACGAAGTACGAAAGAAACGTTGCAGATGCTATTAACACGGCTGGTCTTAACATAGAGTCAGATGCTAAGTTAAGATTGCAACAGCATGAGCAGAAAGAGTCATTCCCTGGTATTCCTGATGCAAAAAGAGTCAAATCAAGAGTTTCAAGAGATTTTACAGGAGGGGAAGAGCCAACTGCGGTGGTAGAAAGTAAAGAACTACCGTTAGGTGCGTATCTTGAGTTTGGAACTGGTAAGTATGCAAGGGAGTATCTACAAAGTCGACCAATAGAAGAAAGAGAGAAAGCGTACGAGTTCTATGAAACAGGAAAGGGTACGATAAAAGAGTTTCCGTATCTATTCCCTTCTTTTGATGAAGAAAGACCTAAGTTAATTAAACGAATTAGGAGTGCTAAGATATGAACAACAACTACCCACGCTATCAAATAACATCTACCTATGGTGAGGTGTCAACTGCTGACTGGTATTACAATGAGTCGCAGATTGCTATGGGAAGAGGCGATTTGTATCTAGGCTTTGCAGAGTTTACAATTAACTCAGACGCTACTGCTTACTTGCATTTAGTAACTGGTGCAGATAAGAACCTAGATTTGGTGCATTACACACTAGCGACAGAATCACAAGCCTTTACAGAGGAGTTCATAGAAGCACCTGTATTAACTGCTGGAACAACAGAGTTAGACATTTACAACTCAAATAGGAAATCAACAAACACACCAGGCTTTACGATTTACACGGACTCAAGTTACACCTCGGGCGGAACGGTAATTTATCAAGAGGTGGCGTTTGGCTCTAAGACATCTACGAGTGCAGATAGTGGCAATGGCTACTCACGTATAAGATTCAAGGCTGACGAGGACTATATGTTAGCCCTTACGAATAACGATAATAGCTCGGCAACATTCTTCGCAAGATTTTACTTCCATGAATCTACCTAATAAAGCGTTACAGACTGCCTACTATCAGGCGTTGAATGGAAACATCTCCTATGATGGGAGCAATGTTCCAGTCTATGATATAGTTCCTGATGGTGCAGACTATCCATATATCGTATTTGTTTCACAGAATACAGTAGAGGACGTTACAAAGGATGACTTTGGCTATGAGATTGTCTTTGAGTTAGACGTAGTAACTGGGTTCGAGGGATCGTTTGGTGGCAAGTCGCAGAGCTATGATATTGCTCAAGACGTTATTAACGCAATTAGAACTAGAACTGCAAACTATCTATCTTTAGATGGTTACACGATGGTAACTACAACGCTGGATAGCAGTTTTGTACTCCAGGAGGATTATGAAACTTTTATCTTGTATATTAACAAAATACGCTTCAGACATAAAATCCAAGAAAACTAATGGCACGAATTAACGGAACTGACTTAGTATTAACAGTTGAAACAAACGCAGTAGCACACACTACGTCTGCATCTCTATCAATCGAGATGGCTACGATTGACGTATCTTCTAAGGATTCTTCAGGAAACCAGGAGGTAATCGGTGGGCAGAAGTCTAGCACAATCGACTTCGAGGGCTTAACAGATTTTGCTTCTAGCGGTTATGGAATTGATGACTTGTTTGACTTACTCGACAATCGCACAGAGGTTGACTGGGTACTAGGTGTTACAGGTGGGGCGAACTTCAATGGTAAAGGATTTATCACTAGCCTTTCTTTGGACTCTCCAATGGAAGATGCTACTACATATAGTGGAACAATCACAGTAACTGACGGAGTTACTTACTCAGCTTCCTAATGAACATTCTAAGAGGAGAAATCGAGGTTTCCATAGGTGGGAAGCCTCGGTTAGTTAAGTTTGGCACGAACCAGTTAGCCATCTTTACACAGATGCACAAGGTCGATTTGTCTGAAGCCGACTTTGGTATGCACCATTTAAGGGATCTAATCTATTCCGCTCTAGTCGCAGGGGCTAAGAAGAAAAAAGAAACTGTAGACTTTGACGAGTGGGAAGTGGGAGAGTGGATAGACGAGCTTCCTGATGAAGAACTACAAAAGATTGTAGACTCATTTACTAACTCCCTACCAAAAGGAGAAGGGGACGATAGTAAAAAAAAGTAACGTGGGANGACATTCTGTCGTTAGCCTACGAAGAAGTTGGACTCCTGCCCGAGCAGTTTTGGGATTTAACCTTTCGGGAGTTCAACATGATCGCAGAACATAGACGTAGAAACGTTTTCCGAGATTGGGATATAGCTCGGACGCTAGGGGTGTGGATTGTTTCACCGTATAGCAAGAAGAAGTTAAAGCCTAGCGATTTGCTTAAATTAGAGGGCAACAAGCCAATCAAAGCGTCAACTCCCGAACAATTCCAAGAGGCATTAAAGAAATATGGCATCAACTGAATTACTGGTAAGGATAAAAGCCGATCTGTCTGACTTTAATAGTAAGATGAAGGGCTTTAACTCAAGGCTCAAGAAGGTTGGCGATGACATGACTAGAGTGGGTAGGACTGCCTCAATGGCTCTATCTGCTCCAATCGCAGGTGTTGGTGTTGCGATGCTTAAGACTGCTGGTGATTTTGAGCAGGGCATGAATAAGGTGAAAGCCTTAACCCAAGCATCTGAAGAAGATTTTATTAGCCTACAAAAACAAGCACAGGAATTAGGTAGAACAACTAGATACTCAGCGACTCAAGCCTCAGAGGGTATGAGTTTCTTGGCAATGGCTGGTTTTGAAACCAATGAGATCCTATCGGCTATGCCGAATGTTTTAACCCTTGCCTCATCTGCGAACCTAGATCTAGGTCGTAGTGCAGATATTGTATCTAATGTGATGCAGGGTTTCGGTCAAGATTCCGAGCAATTATCAGCGTCAGTTGATGTTCTTACGAAGGCGTTTGTAAGTAGTAACACAGATTTGAGTCAATTAGGAGAAGCGATGAAGTTTGTAGGACCAGTCGCCAATTCCTTTGGGATTGCCTTTGAAGAGGCAACTGCTTCTGTTGGTTTACTTTCTGACGCAGGTTTACAGGCTGGAATGGCTGGTACTGGGCTTCGTAGAGTCTTAACGGGTCTTTCTCAAAATGCTGATAAGCTGGGAATATCTGTCTTTGATGCTTGGGGCAATATGCGACCACTAGCTGATATTATTCAACAGTTAGAAGAGAGGGGTATTACTGCCTCAGAATCTATGGAGTTGTTCGGTCAAAGGGGTGGTCCTGCTTTACAGATTCTGTTGGATAGGGGAAGTGAGGCATTAAGAACCTTTACAAGTGATTTGTCTGACTCAGGGGGTATAGCTCAAAGCATTGCAGATACACAGATGCAGGGCTTCAATGGTGCTATGATTGAATTAAGAAGTGCAGTAGAGGGAATGTTTATAGCCTTTGCTGAAACTGGAATACTTAAAACATTTGAACGCATCATAGATGGGATTACTGAAAGAGTAAGAATGTTATCCAATACGTCGGTGCAGGGTAGAAAAAACATCATGATGATTATAGGAGGACTTGCTTTGTTAGGTCCTGCTCTTATGGTATTGGGTGGTGTGCTTTCTATGGCTGGTTCTGTGGCAAGTACCGTTGGAACGATAGGTACTGCATTTAAGTCGCTTAAAACGCCATTAACCGTAATGAAGAAGGCGATGACTGGTCTGAGGATGTCTATACTAGGCACTATCGCCCCATTGCTTATCAAGATTTCATTATTGGGTGCTTTGGCACTATTGGGTAAAACTATATTCGACACCTTTGAGCCTATTAACAAGTTTGTTACTAACCTATTCAATGCAATACGTGATAGGGTTATTCAATTTGTTGAGCAAATAGTTAAAGGTTTTAACTTCATTAGGAATAAACTTGCTGAGATTTTCCCTAAAATGATTTCCAAGGCAGAAGAAGGCTTAGACTTTCTTGCAGGGCTTGGCGATGGAAAGGGGCAAGAGTTTGCTGATAACCTTGTAGCCAATGCACAAGGGGCGGTAAGCATGGTGTCAGGATTGCTTGGCACGATGGGTGAGGAGGTTCAGAAAGCAATGAGTAGTTTCTTTGGCTTTGACGCTATGATGCCTAGCGGTGAAACTGCTGATATTACACCATCTGAAGATGAAGGTGAGGCAGGGGCTGATGTAGGGGTTACTCCCGAACAAACTGCTGAGCAGGAAACACTACTAGATAGAATTGGTGTTAGCGTAGAACAGGCTCGTATGGCATTTGAAAATATGGGTTATGCTATATCTAGTGCCTTTGCTAATGCAATAGTCGAGGGCGAGAAGCTGGGAGAGGTTCTTAAAAACCTCCTTAAACAGTTGGCAAATAAAGCATTACAAACATTATTTCAGGTTGTTCTTACAGGTGGTGCTGGTGGAGTCTTGGCAGAAATAGGTGGTGGATTCTTTGGAAAAGGAGGTGGACTCTTTGGTAAGATATTCGGTGGTATTGGAATGGCTCAGGGTGGTATCGTTCCTAGAGGTTTCCCTAATGATTCATATCCTGCTTTACTGACTTCGGGTGAGATGGTTGTACCTAAGCCTCATGCCCTTCCTTCTATGGGTGGTGCGGTAGAGGTCTTTGGTGAGTTCCGAGTAAAGGGGTCTGACCTAGTAACTGCAATAAGCAACACAAATAACAGAACGCTTCGATGAGCTACGGAGTTAAGTATACTTGCACCCATAAGACATTTACAAATCAAACCGAAACGACCTATCGGATTGATATTCTTAAAAGTGGGTATTCAGGAAGTTCGACAGAAGTGCTAGGTACGGGGGAGGTGTTCAATCTTGAATACGAAAAAATTGATGCAACCAAGCCCTTAAGCACACCATTACAGAACTCACGCCTAGAGTTCA